GTATTTGAGCGGATATAGAAGTTGGTTTAACTTAGAAGATATTGCGAAAATTAACGAACGAAACGAACAATTTAGGGATCAGAGTTATGAAGAGGAATTAATTATAAGATTTTTTAAATTTCCAGAAAGCGAAAAAAGTAGTGGCGGTGGTGGTAATCCTGGTGAATGGCTGTCAAGCTCCGATGTTATTGATTTTTTAAGCTCACAAAATAAAAGTCAAGCAGCAAAGTACAACGCCAGAGGGATTGGCCGCATACTTGGAAAAAATACAGATATGAAAAAAAGATCTGGAGGCGTTACTAAATACTATTTAAAAACTGTTGTCGATTCTAGCGATGATAGTGGCGGTGAAAGTAACCAAAGCGATGTATTTAAAAGTGTAGATGAGAATGACGAATTGCCTTTTTGATAACTAACTAACAAAAAACTAACTAAAATAAATATAAATAAAGCAAACAAAAATAACCATGATTTATAATAACCATTTTCAAAACTTCAAGCAATACGGATTACACAAAGCTCAATTAATTATTGCAGACATCCCTTATAATATTGGTATAAATGCTTTTGCATCAAATCCAGCTTGGTATAAAGACGGTGACAATAAAAAAGGCGAAAGCGAATTAGCTAGAAAAGAATTTTTTGATACTGATAAAGATTTTAGACCTTCCGAATTTATGCACTTTTGCTCTAAAATGCTTAAAAAAGAACCTAAAGAAAAAGGTCAAGCACCTTGTATGATAATGTTTTGTGCTTTTGATCAGCAATTTGATCTAATAGAATTAGCTAAAAAATACGGATTAAATAAATATATTAATTTAGTATTTAGAAAAAACTTTTCAGCTCAGGTTTTAAAAGCTAATATGAAAGTAGTTGGAAACTGTGAATATGGTTTATTATTTTACAGGGATAAATTGCCTAAATTTAATAACAATCGTAAAATGATCATGAATTGTATTGATTGGATTAGAGATGATATAAGCAGCCCTTTATATAGAAAAATTCACCCCACACAAAAACCAGTAAAACTTATTGAAAAACTTATTGAAATATTTACAGATCCTGGTGATGTTGTTATTGATCCTTGTTGCGGTTCTGGAAGCACTTTAATAGCCTGTAGTAATAAAAAAAGAAAGGGTTTTGGTTTTGAGATTAAAAAAGATTTTTACAAAGAAGCAAAAGACTGGGAAGAAGAAGTCATACAGTCAAATAAAGATATTGAAGAATTTGGTTTTTCTAAGACTTTAATTGAGAAAAACGAATTATCATTATTTTAAAAAAACAGAAATGAGCAAAATAACAGCAACAAACCAGGATAATATGTTAATGATGGCACGTTATCCAGATAATCACTTTGATTTGGCTTTAGTCGATCCTCCTTATGGTATCGATGCAGGGAAAATGACCATGGGAAGCGGAAAACATATATTTAAAAAGGGTAAGGATTGGGATAGTTCAGTTCCAGATTCTAATTATTTTAAAGAATTATTTAGAGTAAGTAAAAATCAAATTATTTGGGGAGGAAATTATTTTATTTTACCAGTAAATAATAATTGGATTATTTGGGATAAGCTTAACCCAAACTTAAGTTTTTCTGAAGGCGAAATGGCTTGGTGTAGTATTAAAAAAAACGTTAGAATTTTTAAAAGACTATCTACACTTCCAGATTATGACGGTAAAAAAAGACACCCAACACAAAAACCTATTAAATTATATGAATATTGTTTACTAAATTACGCAAAAGAAGGGGATAAAATAGTTGACACTCATAGAGGCTCGGCAAGTTTAGACATAGCCTGTCATAATTTAGGCTTTGATTTAGTAACTTGTGAAATTGATAAAGACTATTTTAATGATGGCAACAAAAGACTAAAGCAACACCAAAATCAACTAAAAATGTTTTAACTATGAAAAAAGTAATAATAGAAAGTCCATACGCTGGAAATATAGAGCAAAATATAAAATATGCTAGAGCGTGTTTAAAAGATAGTTTAACCCGTGGCGAAGCTCCACTGGCTAGCCATTTATTATACACTCAAGACGGAGTTTTAGATGACGGCATAAAAGCAGAAAGGATGCAAGGCATAAATGCTGGATTGGCTTGGGTAGAATTTGCAGATATACACGTCTTTTATATTGATTATGGAATGAGTAAAGGCATGAAAGATGCTTTATTATACTCACTTACTAAAGGTCTAGAAGTCGAATATAGAAAGTTAGTACAATTTTAAAGCATGTATAAAATTTCAATTTTTGAAAACGTAAGAAGCAACGTCCCTCATGATTATGATTTAGATGATTGGTTAAGGCATACAATATGCCCAAAAGGTAGACTAAAAAGATCAATCGATAATTATAGAAATACTTTTTCTAAAAAGGATAAAAAAGCTTTGCCATGCATTACCGTTTCCGCCAGATTTACAAAATGGCGGGAGGAAAAGAATATAGTCGAAAAGATGCCGTTTATTTGCTTAGATATCGATAGAAAGACAAATCAGTGCGTTTCTATGTTGTTAGTAAAAGAACTGTTTATAAACCATCCTTGCTGCTATTATACGGGCTATAGCACTTCGATAGATGGCGTTTATTCCATTATGAAAATAAGCGATCCAGAAAAGTTGGATAAATATTTTGAATACTTTGAGGGCGCATTAAAAAAAATAGGAATAAACATAGATCAAAGCTGTAAAGATTATGCCCGTTTAAGGTTTTTTAGCTTTGATTCAGAAGCGTATTATAATACAGAAGCAAAAGCATTTAATTTAAAAAAACCATCAGCAAAGAGAGAATACAACAATTACACAATAACGAGCGAAAGTGAGAAAGTAGAAAGACTGATTAATGAAATAAATAAATACTCAATTGATATTACTTCTAATTACGAAGATTGGATAAAAATTGCGGGAGCTTTACAAGGTGAATTTGGAGAAAATGGAAGAGGTTATTTCCATAGCATTAGCAAATATCATCCAGATTATGAATCAAAAAACTGTGATAAAAAATATGATAGTTGTAGAAAAATGAACAAAACAGGACTTGGAAGTCTTTTTAAAATAGCTGGAGATTATGGGGCTAGGTATTAATAGGTAGTAAGCGCGCCAATAAAAATAATAAACGCTAAAAAAAATACCCATGGAGCATAAAATTGAATTAAAATTAAAGGTTGCAACCTCTAAGGACTTTATTGAATTTAGCCATTTTAAGGCTGATAAAAAAAGTAGAGTGTTCAAAATGAAAGTCGGCCATCCGTTTTGGCTTATTAATTCTAAGGGGATTATTGAAAAGAAAAACTATTGTATAAAGGAGGATATGGATAAGACAGAATTTAAAATACTTCTTATGCATGAGCAGGTTTTGGTTTGCAATATTGAAGATAAATTTAACTCTTAAAACTTTGTTAATAGTAGTTTAAAAAGCTTTTATTAGTTATATCTTTGAGTATAATTAAAAAAAACTAACATGGGAACTAACGTAATAACACAAGGAGCATCGACACAAGATTTTGAATTTATCGATCAAATAATAAATTTAGAAACTAAAAGAAAAATTAAAAAAGTTCCTGGAGCATCTGATTTTGGAATATTAACCGCTTGCATGATAGATGGCGAATTTAGTTGTGTAACTGATTACACAATTACAGATGAAATGAGATCAGACCTAGAGAAAGCTTAAAAATCAAACGGGGCCTAACCGCCCCTTTAATAAAAACAAAAATGACAAAAGAAACAACAGCAGAATACAGATTCGCTAACCACAAAGAATGGAAGGAAGCGATGCAAGAAGCTCCAAGTCCAAAATGGATAAAAAACAGAGATTTGTCTGGTAGTAAATCCAGCAGCTATATTCCAATCGGAATACAGGAGGCTTTGGCTGATTTATTTTTTAGGGAATTTGATATTGTAGACACACAAATCGAAGTAAATGGAAACCAGATTTTAGCTCAGGTTAAAATAAACGTTTTGCCAGATTACCCACATGCAGAACACCGCACAATTTCAGGAGTAGCTGCAAGGGTTATGACAAAAGCGGGCAACTCATTAGAGTACGGAGCAAGATCAGCGAAGAACGCCGCTAAAAGCGAAGCATTAACCGATTTTTCAAACATTTTTGGAAGGAATCTTAACAGAGATTTTGCAAATGATTTTAGTTACACTAAGGCAAAGAAAAAAGAGGATCCAGCGCCAAAAACTCATGAAAAAAAAGAAAGCTAATGGAAACAGAAAACAATCTTTCATTTAAGAAAGTTAAAAAAAGCAGTATAGTTTTAAATTTGCCAGATGTGGAGCTAGAACCGCAAAAAGCACTTCAAAGAACAGAGGATTGGCATAAAAAAAGGCTAGGTAATTGGACAGGAAGTAAGATTAAAAATATAATGGCCTGCAGTCCGAAAGGATCTAAAATGTCATGGTCGGATGACGCCAAAGTTTACGAATTTTCTAAAGGAGCTATAAAATACGTTTACAGCCGCGCTATGGAGCGTAAAACTCAAAGGTATATAGAAACAGCTTCCTCAAAAGAAATGCAATATGGAACTAAGGTAGAGCCTTTTATTTGCAAAATTGGAGAGCAGTTAATAGGTCAAAAAATTAAAGAAGTTGATTTTATAACTCATCCAGAAGTTAAAACCATAGGAGCTTCAAGTGATGGAATAACAGTGGATCGTAAGTTCGTAATTGAAATAAAAGCCTGCAATAATTGGGAGACGCATTATGAAAGAATGTTTAATTTACTAGATGAAAAAAGCACAGACTTTTGGCAAGTACAAACCGAGATGCTGGTTTGGGGAGTTGATAAATGTTATTATTTAGTTGCCGAGCCACCGCATTCAATATGGCCTTATTTAAAAGATGAAAAAGGATTTGAAGATTTTAAAAAAGAATGTAGCGTTGATTTTCAAATTGTACACGCATCAATATTTCACCAAACCGCCTTATTAAAAAGAATAAAAATTGTCGAATCTACCTGCACCAAATGGATTCAGGAAGGAGGAGATCTAAATACAATATTTCATGAGCAGATTGAACAGAACAGATAAAAGCGAACTCATTAAATTGGCTAGCATTTTAAGCGCAAGCCAAATAGCTTTTAAAAATAATATAAGAGCTGAGGTGGTTTATTATATTTATAAAAAGCATAATATTCAAAATTTATTAAAATATTCGCCCAGATTTATTAAGGCTTTTCATGGAGTTGGTAGACATACTAATAAAGAGATTTGTACTGAGTTAGGCATTACTTATGAGTATTTATTAAAAGTTGCCACATCTGAAAAGGTCCCCAGTTGCCGCTTTGAAAAGGCTAATGAAATTTGTAAAAATATAGGGTACAAAGGAAGTATTGATTACATAGATAAAAATGGAGTTTTCATGTTTAGAAAAAATATAAAACCTCAAATAATATGAGTAAAAAGCAGCAAGTAAATCAGCATAAAATAGGGATATTACTATCCTTATTACTTGACTATACGGACGAATATAAAGAAGTAAGCAAAATATGCGAAGAGGTGGTTAACGACCTATACAGCGAAGTGCCGCAGTTAGCTAGGACGACATACTTTCAGAAAGTATCTTCATTAATTGAGGAAAAAGTTTCAAATGATCTATTGATGTTAGGCTTATTAGCGATCAAATCACTGGTTGAAGTTGGGGCCAACGGAAAAACGGCTTTAAAACTAATTAAAGAATTGGAAAAAATGTGCGATTCTTTGGAGCAAGTTTACGAAATGAATGATTTTAATGAATGTTGGAATAAGCTTAATACTGTAATGAGAAAAAATTACGAGGAGATACAAAGGAAAACTTAATGGAAGAAAAAGAAAAAGCAAAAGAATTAATTAAAAAATTTGAGGATCTTAGTTTGCATTTTGAAGACGAAATATTTTACACATCTCAACATAACGCTCTTATTTGTGTTAATGAAATACAAAAAGCAAGGCAAAAAGAAACTATATCTAATGATGGAAAAAGTGTAGTTATTATTCCAGATACTTACTGGATCAATGTTAAAAAAGAAATTGAGGAAATTAGTTTTGAAGATTGGAAAAATATTGAATCATGAAAACGGAACAAATTGGCTGTGGATATTGCAAAAAAGAAAACAATTGTGAGATGAGAGATCCCAAAATAAACAAGGCTAAACAAGGATGTAAAGAATGGGAACACTGGCAATCCTCTAAAGAAAAAAATATATGTACCGATACTGGAAAAAATTGTTTACACAAATGTAGCGGTCTTTGTAGAGAAAGATGCTAATATTAAAACTTTGTTAATTGCAATATGTAAGCATTATATTAATATTATATTTGTTAAAAATTAATAACCGAGCAAAAACGCTCAAAAACAATAATCAAATGTCACAAAGAACACTAAATGGAACCATTGCATTAGATCGTTTAATTACGGTCATGATGACTAAGAAAAACAAAGAAGGAAAATCTATTGAAGGTATTTTTATCCCTTTAGAAATCAACAAACTGGAGAAAGTTTCTTATGAAACCCAAGGCGGGACCGTAAATGAAATTCAATTACCAATAAGAGTAATTGTAAAAGAAACATCGGACGC